CAGGAATCATCAGGGCTAGTAAAACAAATTCGTCTTTCCAGCTCCCTTTCATTTGATCTACAGCAGAAGCCTCCCACGAGATTTTTCCTGCGATTTGCTGCTCTTTAAGACTCTTTTGTGCCTTAATTTCAGTCAATTTTAGCTCTGATTTTGCTTTTTTTGTCTCAATAAAACCAGTAACGGCATCTTTTACCATTCCTGCAATAGGTCCAGCTAGTAAATTAATCATTTCTACCTCTATTTTGTTGGTTTTGACGTTGTGTTGCTACATCTGCACGTAAATTAGCTAAATCATAGTCTTTTTGTAGCTTCATTGAGTCAAAATCTTGTTTATATTCAAATTGATTTTCTTTAAGTGCTTGTTTTTCACCCTCAGATTGTGCTTTTAGCTCTAAATCTTGTTGTCTCATTGCTAATTCTTGTTGTTTTAACAATACAAGTGGGTCCATGTTTTGATCTTGCATAGATTCTGCTTCTTCCATGACCATTTGTTCAGTAATTTTAACAATTTCTTGGTCAATTAGTGTTGGACGTTGTGCTTGTAACTCTTGAATTTTTTCAGGTGGTATATTTTCACCAAATTCTTGTCTTAATTTCTCTGCTTCTTCAACTAATGCTTGGTCAACAACTTGCATTGCTAAGAATGATACGTGTTGATTAATGTGAGATACTAAATTTACCACTGCCATAGGGTTAGATTTTACTAAAACAGAACTTAAAAATAATCTATGTGCTTTTATGTGTAACTCATGATTTTGTTCAGCAAAAGCTTGTAATGGTTGACCCATTAAAACTACACTATGTTCTTGTGCAGGATCTTGTGGTTGTGGACCTTTTGGAATTGGTAATATCTGTTCAATATCTTTAACACCTAAAGCTATATACATTCTTCTGTATGCTTCATACAGGTTATGCATTTGTGGATTTGCTTGTGCTAGTTGTAATTGATTTTGTGCAAGAGTCACTCTTTGTGACATTGAGAAGATGTTTGGATCGGATACAGGTAAAATATCAATGCTGTCATCAAAGTCCTGCATTTTAATTTGTCTAGGACCACCAGCAACATTGTAAGGATATACAGGAGGTAGAACTAATTTAAATATTTTTGCTAATAAATTAAATTCTTTCTTTTGTGCATAATGTAATCTTTTGTGAACAGCAGACATAACTTTTGTGCCACGTTCCATTAGTGCCATTGTTGTACCAACAGGTGTTTGTGATTTACCTATTTCTGATGTTTGCATATCTGCAACAGTTGCGAATTGTTTTGCTGCATCTACACAAAAACCAAGAAGTTGCATTAATACTGCATCTGGGCCTTTGTAAGGTAATGGCATAAGAGCTTCACGGATAATTCCGTTTGGTGCATCAACATCTCTAAACTCACCTGGTTGTAAAGGTTGATCATCATCACGTATTCTTAAACCACGTGATTTATAACCAGCAGGTAAGTTTGATAATGTTCCTGCATCAAGTAATTGTCTCAATGCTGTTGTGGCAGTTCTTGTCAAACCACCAATCATGTGAATTAAACCAAAACCATAAAAGCCTAGTCCCGGTAAAAACTTGTAGTGTACAAAGTAATCATTCTTTCTTTTTAGTGGATCGCCTTCATTATAGTTTCTGTATACAGATAAAACCTTTCTGCTTGATCTGTCTAAAGTTACTACGTAAGGTAATTTTATTCCGCTAGGCTCACCATTTCTTAGGTCAATATCTTCAAAACCATCTAAGTCTAAATCAACATGAGCTTCTAATAACTCTGTCATATCAGACATTCCGTATGTTGGGTTTGTGCCATCTATTCTGTCCATCTTTTCTTGAACATCAGAAGTTTCTTCACCATCATAAGGTTCTAAGTCTACGTCACGATAAAAACCAGAAACTTGTTTTTTTCTTAAGTCGTTCATCGACATCTTGACTATTTGTGTTATACGATCACAAGAGTCTAAGTCAGATGCACCATAAGGTACTATGATATCTTCTGCAGGAATAAACTTTGATGTAGCTCTACCTTGAACTTCATCAAAATATATTTTTTTAAATGCACTACCTGATAAAGGTAATTGAAATAATAATTGATCCATTTCAGGATTATAATCTTCCATGACATGAGTAATCTCATAGTTCATATAATCTTTTACACGCTCTGCTGCTTGTTGTAATTCTGCAGAGTTTGCACCAACAACCTGTGTCCTTACAGGACCATCACTAGGTAGTAACTCAACATAAGCCATTGCCTGAAACTGAGTAACAGCTTGAGCTAGGACAGGATGATTAACACTTGCAGCACCTCTAAAAGGTCTGCTTCGTTCTTCATATTTGAAACCTAAAAGGTCTAAACCTTTTGTATATGCTTGTTCCCATTCTTCACGTGAAGATTTATCGTCATCAATTTTATCAATTAATTCATTTGACAAAGATTGTAAGTATGACTCGTCAAGAACTTCTGCTAGGTTTGCGTTAAAATTTGTAACAAGAGTTTCTTCTTGCTCACCTACGATGGCTGAACCATCTTCAATAATTTCTATGTCTGCTTCTGTTTCAGGTTGTTCTAAATCTACTTCTGTACCAACATCTTCAGCTTTTAAATCCTCGTCTCCACCAGGACCAATTGCTTTTGCATCACGTGCTAAATACGGCACATCTGCAGTGCTATCAAATTTATCTGCCATTAATAATCACCATAAATATCTGTAATTGAAACTAACCTATCTTCGGGAATTATACCACCCTCTTTTTTCTTGAACATATACATCGGAGCCTTCTGTTTACCTTCATCCATTGTTAGCACAAACATATCAACAAGGGAAGGATTATAGTCTTCGATAAGTATTTGAGCATTCGTATCGACATCATCTGGATCTAACGGTACTAAATTATATTTTTTAACGGTTTCTCTATCCGTATTCACAGTATAAAGATCGACATAGTAATCCATTGTTTGTCCAGGAGCGGTTTCTTTTCTATAAATAACACTTTTATCACCTAAATCAGAAGCTATTCTAATTATTTCTTCATCAAGAAAATTACGAGCACCTTCAGGATCATTTTCAACTGCTCTACGATCAACATCTACATCTTTTAAAAAGTCAAAAGAGTCTCTGTTTAGACTTGGCTTACTTACTCTTATTCCCATAGTGCTTTTAGTGGGATCTGAAATTTTTTCTATTTCAACACTACCACCATATTTTTTTGCAATATTTTTTAGCTGTTGAACACCGACTTTGTCATACAAGTTTTGAAACTTTTTTCTAGCATCTTCATTATTTTTATTCCAACGTGGATTAGCACCTACATCCGCAGGCATGATTGCAATTTTATTTACACCTCTGTTTTCTGCATCTTTGATTGTTGCCTTTAAAATTAAATCAACATAGTCAGCTTGATTGTTAAAAGGTATAGGAGGAAATGTTTCAATAGGTCTTGTAGTGTGATAACTACTTTGATTTTGTGCAATTTGTTGTAGTTCTTCTGAATTGCTAGCTGTTGGAACTTTTACGTCTTGTGTCAAGGTTTCAAAGTTTTTACTTCTATTTAAATTTAATAATTCATTTAGAGTGCCTTGTTGTTGCTGTTCAATCTGACTAATCTTCATTAAAAATTCAGGATCAGTTCTATCAACACCAGCTTGTGCTAAAGCATTTATTTCTTGTTGTAAGTCTAACAATTGTTTTTCGTAAGTAGGTATAAGTTCTTTTGCAACAGTCAAAGGATAAGGTTTAATTAATTTTGTTTCAGCTAATTGTTCAAGCTTTGGTATTTGTTGTGATAACTGTTGTATATTTTGATTAGCGCTGTTCATGCGATAATTATCAAAGGCATCTCCTTGTTCAATTACTCTTTGATTGGCAGCAAGTTTAACTTTTGCTTCTCCTATTGCAGCAGCTAAACGCTCTTGTTCTTTTCTAACTTTTGTTAAAAGGTCCGTTTGCATTTCTTGAATGACAGAAACATTTTGTCCGTCAGCATTTTTGTAATCTGCAACACGAGAGAATACTAAGACGTTTGGCTCCTCAAAGTGACCACTACTAATAAATGGTTTTTCTTCACCTGGAAGTGCACCAGCTTCAATGACGATTTCACGATAGTTTTCTCCACCCTCATCAATACGAGCACTACCTGCATTCTTATGTCTAGCTCGTCCCATTGTTTCTTGAGACATCACATCATAGGGAGATGCATCATCTCTTCCTGCTTTAACTTTTACCTGCAAGTTTGATATAGGTGATTGTTCGTAAAACTCTGTAATTTGTTCTCTGGTAAGTTTTTGATTAGGATAATATCTTTCAAAGTCTTCCATATACTGAAACAATCCTGAATCAAGTATTTCTGCTTTTGGTGCTATGTCACCGCCTTGTAAAAAGTTTATCCAATCTTGAGGTTTCGCGGCCTTCGGTGCATTCTTAGAATTTACTTTATCAAGTGTAAAAGATTTAAACGCAAAATCATAATCTTGTATTGGTTGTTCAACAGGTAATGTTGTACCTGGTGCAGAGGGTGCATCAGACATAAGTTCCATATTTTTATTTCGTTTGCTAGGTGTAAACACACCAGGAACTTTATCGCCAAAGAATTTTAATATTTTTGAAGGATTAAAAGCATAGAGATTTTCTGACTTTACTGCTTGCTGGAAAGCACTATCTCCGTCAATAGCGGGGTCGGGGGTAAAGTTTTGTTGGTTCATGTTTTCTAAGACACTACCAAGACCACCCTTTGCCATTTTTACTGGTCCACCTTTTGCCATTTTTAATTCATCAATAATTTGTACAGGTATATCCTCATTTACAAAACCTGAAGCAAGGTTACTAACTCCGCCTTTAGGTGAAACTTTCTTAGGTTTATAATTTTTTTGTTTTGAAATTTGTTTAAAATAATTTTCTAAACTTTCAATTAAACTTGTTAAGCCTGGTTGTTCTTCCATACCTACTTTAATAAATTCATCACCTTCCAAACCCTCAGGTGATATTTTTCCGTAGGCTACTGTTCCTAATTTTTTTGCACGTTTGTCTAATAAGTCTAACGCTTCTTGTTGAATAGAAGTTAATTTACCACCTTGTTCATTTGCAGCATTTATAATTTCTTTAAATGAATTTTCGATTTCTTGATGAGATAAAATATTTGTTCTTGCAAAAGAAAGTCTTGAGGAACCTTTTAATCCACCGACACCTTGAAATTGTCCTTTAACAGCTCGAAGAGGAAAGTTATGTGCAATTTGAAGTTTAAAATCATTTACATTTAAATCCTTAAATTGTTTTGGGAAACGTTTTTTATAATTATTAAACATTTCTTTAATAGTTTTATCTCCCTGTATTCTTTGTTTATCTAAAACTTTTATGGTATCTAAATCTTCTGCAAACTGTTTTTTCCAATCAATACCCTTCATAAAATCAATAAACTTTTCGCCGAAAACTTTTTTATCAACATCTGGAGATAAACCTAAATTTTCAGGTTCAAGACTTCTAAATAAACCATCAAATAAAACAGCCTCTTCTCTATCATCACCCATCATTTTTGCAGTTTTGGTTAAACCTAATTCTTTTTTGTTTTTATTCATTATTGTTGTTAGATTTCTTAGTCTTTCACCAGGAGTAGAAAATTTAGAAAATTCTATTTTATCAGTGAGCTCTGGATTTCTTTTTCTTGCTTGATCAATACTATCTCGAGTAAATCCCTCTTCAAATAATTCTTTAAATGTTTTTTTGCCTTTCAAATTTTCTAAGTATTTACCTGCTTCTATAAAGTTAGCTTGTCTAGGAATAAGATTTTGTAACTCTTCAATAGGAAACTCTAATTTTGAATAATCAAAATTTGTATCAGGGCTTTGTCTTAGTAATTCATTAGTTCTATTTTTATCTAAGCCATATTTATTTGGTCCTTGATTTGGTTTTAACTTACCTGATTTAATATCCTTAATTGTTTTATTTAATTTTTTAAAATCATAAGGACTAAATTTTCTAAAACTTATAGGTTTTGGTCCTACTTCAGGTTCTCTCATGACACCTGCAGGAGTAAATCCTTGACCACCAAAATAATTTTTAATTTGTTTTACTTCTTCTATATCTGCAGTTGACTTCAATACATCATCAACAGTTTTCAAACCCATGCTCCCTAATTTTTTTATAGCGAGTGGTGGAAATAAAAAATCTAAACTATCGAGAGGAGACAATGCTATAGCTGTTCGGTCTTGGTCCGTGAGCTGTTGTCCTTGAGATAATTTATCAAAAGCCTGTCGTTGATCTCCGTAGAAAAATTCTCCTATACGACTCATCCCTTCGATAAAACCTTGAGGCTTGTATCCTGCTTGTTGTAAACGTTCCATGATCCCTGGACTTTGGATCACGGCACTGGGTAAATCTGCTTGTCCTGCATACTCCTCAAACTGTGTACCCTTTAGTGCTTGGGCCGTGGCCAGTTGTCTGAGTTGCTTGTTCTTTTCAATCTCGTCTTTTGTTTCTTGTTCAGGAGTAAGTAATTGATAGCCTTTTGATATTGCTGTTGCGATAGGCTTAAATGTTTCTTGAGTATAATCAGCTCTTCTTTGTGGAATAACAGTACGACCACCTGTTTGCATATACGCAGGATCTGAATCTATAATGTCATCGAAAGGGTTATAGGCCATTAATAATACTCCGTTTGTCCGTGGTCCGTGGGCTCATCTTCGTAGTCATCTTCCAACGATACAAAGTTTCCTTTACGAAACCTCAGTAATGCTTGGCTCATGGAGTCAACTAAGTCGTCATGTTCCGCATGAGGGAACATCGCACACTCTTCGATCATCTCTTCAGCCCAGCGTTTCTTTGGTGCCCATACTGCACCACTCTCAAACAGAGGAGCAACAGCGTGCACTCTGGATAACTTATCATTACCACGAGAAGGTGTAAAGTTGATAACAGGTATACCGACCTGACG